GTCTATCGACAACTGAGGATTGACAGCGTGGCTCTTCTGGTTGAAGTGCTTGAGATAAGGAAACTCCTTTGCGTCCCAGGTGGGCAGGTCAAACACTACTTCCTTGCCCTCTGCTACATAACCGTGCTGCGGAGTGGTGCACTCCATTACGCATTTGGCAGCGAGTGAAGAACTCATATTTGTATCCCTCCAATGTTAGGTTGCCGGTGTAGGAGCTGAGCCCCTACACCGGCAGGATTTTTACTGCGTGAAGTCGTTTGCATCTCCCGCGTCGCCAAGCCATGAAGAAAATTCGCCTGCCGTCGCAGTGTTGTCCGTGGTGTACGTGAGCCTGGTGTACTGCAACATGCCCATGGGCACACGGAGTTTTGCAACTATGTAGCCTGCTATCAGGGTGGCCTTAGCTATGGCCGCAGACTGCCACAGGAGCACCGGGGACCCAAAAGCCTCGTCGTCGTCCGTGTAGAGCGAAAACTGTACCGTGGTGAGGGTGCCCGCCACAGCCTCTTTGCAGAGGATGTGGAGGTACCGCTCGTGGCCTATGGCATCCCCATCAGCCCCAAGATCCACTACACTCTCAGACACCGTAGCGCCCGAAGCAGTAATGGCCTGGTCTTTGGAATACCGGTTGTACCTATCAATTATCATCGTTCATCTCCTTGTTTATTTTTTAATACGCGCTTCCGCCTCAGTGCTACTAGGTGATCTGGGCCTCCGTGAGCAGGAGCTTTTCGCTCTCGTGGATGGGGATCTCGTCGAAGAACATAACCTTCTTGCCCTCGACGGTTTCAAAGGTAAGGTTGGTGTTCTTGAAATCCAGGATCTGCAAACGCAGAGCGGTGCGGACCCTTCGGTGCATATAGAACACCCTACGGCCTGAACCCCTTACGCGCTCGCTGAGCTTAATCATAAGCGAGATAAGGTCAGCCGCGCCGGAGGCCGCTTCNAGNGCAGNCATATCAATGTTGCAGATACGCCCNCAGNTNCGCCAATCACGCAGGGTNAGGCCGATGTCCCATTTGTANTTGGTAACATATGCNTCGAANTCGCCCGAGCCGTCATCNGCAGCAGTNAGNATACCCTTGCCGCCNACTTCGCTCATGTTCTTGATGCTGAGCCCCGCCTGCGAGCCCTTGGGATAAAGGCCATGCAGCGAGTTGTCGCCCCAGCTCAAGAGCCATACGGAGGTATTGTCAGCGTCAGTGCCGCCGCCATCGAACACGTTGTAGCCGGACAGTGCCGTGTCGGTGCTGAGCTTGTCGTAGCGAGGGCTCATACCCATGAAGCGTTCAGGGTATACGCGAGTATCGCCATACCAGCCAGTGCTCTCTACGTCCTGCCCAAGACCCTCTATATGGGGCATCTGCTCAGAGAGCAGGGTGCCCGCAGGGTCCCCGGACTTATCGACGACATCAACGTCGATCTTAGGAAGGGCCTCAAGCATACCGGTAGAGTCCACGACCTGCTTGGTCGAACTCTTGGTAGACAAAACGCCCGAGTACAGTGTGCGCCAGGTGCCCGAGGGTATACCGGTACGCACAGTTGATTTGTTCGTGGTGCCGTCGTTGCACTCCTTAACGATCATGTCACTGACAAAATCGTTATCCTCATTAAGAAGCTCAATGACCTTGGCCACCTTGCCATCAGGGTCAAGGCGCTTGGCGACATCCGCCATCGTAACATTTCGTGTTCCTACAGTTGCCATGTTTTCCCTCTCTTATGCTTTTGGGGTCACTACGCCTGCGGTTTGCCCACTACATCAGCAAACAAAACATCGGCGGCTTCCTTGCTGCCGCCAGCTCCGTCAGTNGCAGACGACCCGGTTAATGAATCCTCTGAAATCGCACCCCCCACCTTGACAAGGAACTTGAAAAGATCAGGACTGTTACCCAACTCAGTGTCGTCGGCAAGCGCCTCAGACCCAAAGGTCCTTAGCACTTTATCGGCCAGTACGAGGTTGCCCTCNTACTTGTCGCCCATCTCCGCTTTGTTGGCTACAATAGCTTCGTCGGTCTTGACTTTCTCAGCAGCCTGGACCTTCGCACTACGCGCCAGATCAAAAGCCATTACGCCTGCAAACTGCGCGGCGCTAAGCTTCATCTCTTTCGCACTGATCTTAAACTCCCCTACGCTTTCCTCGTCCACATCCACGCCCTCGACAGCATCAAACTTGTAGTCTGCTACGTCCTCGGGCACTACGGGCAATGCTGATTTCGCTTCCTCGTGGACCTTGTGCAAGTCAACATACTTCTGGCCTAGCTGCTCGGCGTTCTCCATGCCGGTAAACAGCTCACTGCCTTTGTTTGTCTCGCCCAAAGATCCGATAAAGGCTTCTGCTTTTTCAGCATCGGTGTTACCCGTGTCGTCAACGTCAGCCATTGTTTGAATCCTCCTTTTCCTCAGTAATTTTAACCTTTGCGGTACGCTCAAGCGACCGCCTTATCTTTTCCATACCGGCAGGATCAGGCCCGCCGTGACGGTCAGAAAACTCAACCATAGTTAATATGTGCAGCCCCAGCTCGCGCTTGCCTTCAAGTATGTAAGCGCCCGCGTTCTGAGCCTTAAAAGGTCTGAATACATGGCACCGGTTTATGAGATCCCATAAAACCGTCTGGCCCTCTACGCTTCCAAGGAACACGTTTTGATAAGCCCGCAGCATCCGTAAGCGTTCTTTCTCTAAGCGCTTTTCCTCTTCGGCTGTCATGGCTACCTACCCATTGCCTTCGTAAGTTCCGAGAGCGCGGTGCCGCTCTCAGTGCTTGTGTCCCCGAGGTTCTTGGCCGCCTGGGACGCCTGTACGGCCTGCTCAGCCTCTGCGGCTTTTGCCTCTGCCTCTGCCCTCTGCTTCCTCCGGGCATCTGTCTCTTCATCAGATCTGACAACCGAAGCGGGAGCCCCGACAATATCAGCATAGCTCTCAAGCACATTGTCAAAGTTGGTCTTGTCCAGGCTCGCTTGATCTATCGCCGCTGCCCGCTCGACCATGCCCATGTATGCGTGTATGCTCTGCGCGTGCACGAGCTTTTGTGCTTGAGCCAGGATGCTGATGTACTCGATCTCTATTTCCATGCCCTCGATCTCTTCCGGGGGCGGGGGCAGCATACCCCTTGCCACCGAAGCCTCGAAGACCCTATTAACTGACGGGCTTAAAAACTCATTCTCCTGCCTCTCGATGGTAGGACCAAGCATCAGAAGTTTTTCTTCGTGTCGCTCCGCTACCTCTCGCGCCGATACATCCCTGTTAGTGTCCAAGGCCGAGAGCATCAGGAACATATCATTGTAAAAAGTCTTTTCCACCGAAGCCTCGACAGCAGCGATCTTGGCCTCCAGATCTTTAAGCGGGAGGTTAATGTCGTAGAGCGCCCCGACAGCATCTTTCTCCGCAGGGTTGTTGGCCCCCGGCGTGAGATCCAGCACACCTTTAAAACTAGGAGAGGTACGCATAGCAGGGTCAACCATCTTATGCAAACCCTTGAGGCCGGTTTTCTCCATCTCCTGCAACATCTTCACAGAGCCAAGAGCCTCGTACCCTGGGCCTAGACCATAAGGTATGTTCGCCAGTGCGGACCAGCGAGGCGTCGCCGCAGGGAAATCATTGTAGCCGCTCTTCCTCAGAAAGTTCTCGGGCGAAGCCTGCTCATACCAGACCGACGCATAAGGCATGTTGATGCTGTCGAGCTTGGTATTGTCCCTGTCCTTCCGGGGCTCGATGGCGTGCACGACTTCGATGTCCTTATAAGGGTTTGTATCCATGGCCGTTTTGACTGTGCTGCTTACCGCATCGATGCCGAACATCTCCACCACCTGCTGCGCCGACATATGGAAGGGAAAGTATATCGTGTCAACTCTTCCGTCCGCGCCCAAGGCCAGGCGATACTCTCCTGCCGTAAACAACTTAAACCTGACTATGCTGTCTACGCTATCCTCAAAGAATATGACAGAAGTACCAAAGCCCCCTTGCTCTTCATAGCAGGTGTGAGCGACAGTGTAATAGTTGCTCCGAGCGAAGATCTGGTATGCTATCTTTTCCGCCTTCTCAAGCCAGGTTTTAACCGGCCCGAACTCGGAGAGGTCAGTATCTTGCAGGCCATATTTAAACCACGGCCTTGACGGAGAACTCAAGCCGCCCTGCATACCCGCGCCCAAAGTCCTGATGGCTCGCGTGCCCGTATCATTGAGAGTGTACTGCTGCCGAGCCGTCATGCTCTGTTGATTCGGCGTTCCGTCGTCAAGATACATGCCTCGGCGAGGCAGCAGGTACTTTGACACATCCCTGTGAAACTCTCTCGCCCATATGTCATAGACATCGTTGAGAGCGAGCAAGCGCTTTTTATATCGGTCTAGTTCACTCAGCATGGCTATTGACCCAGCAAGGTCTTGCGGGCACCTGGAGCAGCCGCCACGATACCCACAGGGCTTGTCGCGGTGGTGCTGCCCCTCCGCCTCCCTCGCATTTCCCTTTTCTTTCTGGCCGCTTCCCCTGCTGTAGATACCGCAGTCGCAGCCTCTTCTTTCTCAGTTTGCAAACGCGCCGCTGCTTCTTTTTCCTGCTTCTTAGCGTCTTTCTCTGCCTGCTTACGCGCCTCCCTGGCGCTAAAGGCTCCGCCGGTGAACACATCTCCGCCAAACCTCATTATGTCGCCGAACGTCCCGCCTCCGCCCATGTCATACCTCCTGGTGGTAAACCTTGATAGTTTTGTATTTCACGAAGCCAAAGTGCCGGATGAGCCTGGACCACTTATCTGTCTCTTCGGGGTTGCTCGCCATAAGCTGTGAGCAGCCACGTTCCCGACACAATGCTATAACTTCTTTCCAATCCTCTTTCATGTCTTT